AAGCCCATCGAGCAGATCATGCTCAAAGCGATGCGGCAGCGCAACGGTGAGTACGATGCAGACAAGCTGAATCAGATTCGCAAACAAGGCGGCTCTGAGATTTACATGATGATTACTGAAGTCAAGTGCCGTGCGGCTGAGTCGTGGCTTCGCGATATTCTGCTTGACAGTGGCGCACCCCCTTGGGATTTACATGCCACACCTATCCCCGATCTTTCTCCCACACAGACCAAAGAAGTACAGGCTGCCTTTGCCGAGAAGGTTCTGAAGATGGTTGAGGAACTAGGGCAGGCACCGACGCAAGAGCAGATGGCTGAGATGCGTGAGATGGTCAGTCAAGACTATCGCTTCAGTGTATTGCGTCAGGCGCAAGCGCGTGCTGACCGCATGAAGATTAAGATTCAAGATCAGTTTGCCCACGGTGGTTGGGAAGAATCGTTCAACGATTTCATCACTGACCTCGTTACATACCCCGCAGCCTTCATTAAAGGGCCGGTAGTCCGTCGCCAGCGTGCGTTAGGGTGGAAGGTCAATGCGATGGGGCAAACGGTTGTAGAGCCGATTGAACGCCTTGGCCCTGAGTTTGAGCGTGTCGATCCGTTCCGTATCTATCCTGAGCCGGGCATTTCCAATATCAAAGA